GCAATCTTTAAGTTCTCAACATTGTGTTGATGCTCATATGCTTCTTTAGCATTTTCATAAAATGTGTTAGGCTTACTTTCAATGTCGCCTAAGTCTTCAATCTTTTTAATTACCTTATCAAACTTACTAGCAATTTCAATTAGGTATGTGTGTGCATCACCGTAATCAGTTTGTAGTTTTTCTTTAAGTTCTTCTAACTTCTCATCGTGTAAGTCTTGTCCACAAGCATAACACTTTGCATGTTCTAAGTCATCTAATTCTTTACCAGACTTTTTCATGTTCTTGTCAGCTTGTTCTAATGCACGTTCAACTGTTGATCTTTCTTTGATCAAGTTATTATGCTTATTTGTTTTGTCTGCCCACGAACTTAGTAACTCGTGTGCTTCTAGTTCAGCGTCAATGTCTAGTTTTTCTAAGTCTTTAATTGCTTTGTCAAGTTTATCACAGTCTTGTTTGTTTTGAGAGATCCATGCTTTACGTCTTGTATGTAACCTATCAATATTTTCTGTAATTTTTTCATTACTTGCTGTTACTGCCGTAAGTCTAGCAGTTTCATCTGTGAGTTGGTCTTTAACAATCTTAGTTTGTTCTCTAAGTTTGTCAGCTTTCTCACTTAATATAGTAATACCTAACAGTTGCTCAATGATTGCACGTTGATCGTTGCTCTTTAATGACAAAAACGGCTCTGTATATGTGTTAAGTGCAAGAATATGCTTAAACATATCATGACTCATACCAAGAAGCGTGTTGATATCCTCTTGTGTCTTACGACTATCGCCTTGACTTTCGTCTGTAATCTCTTGATCAGTACCATCAATGCTAAATTTTAACAAATTAGGTTTACGTCCACGCTCAATATGATAATTTCTACCATCTTTTTCAAACGTGAGGGTTACTAACATTGCTTTGTTATTAGTTTTGTTAACTAAATTGTCTTTGCGAATGTTAGTTAGTGCTTGGCCGTACAGGGCGTAGGATAATGCGTTAATTATCGTAGTTTTACCTGTACCGTTACGGGAACCTGAATCGTCACCTCCTTGATCTAAGTTTTCACCAAGCACTAACGTTAGTTGTTCTCTATCGAAATCAACTCCTTGTGTAGCATTACCTACACTCATAAAATTCTTAACTGTTAATTCTTTAATTTTAATCATCTCTACCTAGATCCCTATATATGTCTAACAGTTTTTTCCTATCAAAGTTGTCTGAATCGATTGCTTCAATCTCTTTAGCTACAATTTCATCAACACTTTCAAACTGTGCAATATCAATCTCACTATTAATCTCGTCATCTTTGGTACTAGGAATTAATGTAATTTCTCTACATTCATATTCTTTAATAAATGTTTCTTTAATAAAACTTGCTTCTTCGTAACTAATAGGTAAGTCTAGTGTAACTCTCAAATACATCTTAGGTTTAATAAGTGTATCTTTCTCATCTAGTAGTTGACTAAGTTTAACTGTGCGATACTTAGGACAGTTCCACCAGTTAATGTACTGTGGTTCCCCACCGTGTTCTAAAATCATCATACCACGTTCGTCATCCCATGCATCTGCATAGTTGTGTGGTAGTGCATTACCAATATAATGTACAGGACCTTTTACTTGTCTTTTGTGAAAGTGTCCACTAAACACATATTCTTGATTTTTAAAATGTTCTGCTTTTAGTTCTCCGTGATCTGGCATCTGCACCATAGCGTTCATGTAGAAGCTAGGTAGTTCAAAGTGTCCAAACACGTATTTGCTTTTTAATTTACTAATCTTTTTCCATTCATCACCAACTAGCCATGGGACTAGTGTACTATCACCAATGGTCATTATTTCATTAACCATTGTAATGCCTTCAATGTGCTTACCAAAAGCAACTGAATTCAAATCTCTTTTATCTTTATAATATAAATCATGGTTGCCAGGAAAGAAATAAAACTTTTCAAATGCCTTACCAAGTTTTTCCAATGCTCGAAGCGTAGCATCAAGTGTAGTGATGTTCAAACTGTTTCTATTATGATGCCAGTCGCCCATAAAGATACCAGTCTCACAGCCGTTAGCTTGAGCTTGTTCAATATACCAATCTACGAATTCTTCGCAGTCGTCATTGTGTGTTTTAGAATTGGACTTGAGTCCAAAGTGTATGTCTGTAAAGACAGCCGCCTTTTTAAACAAAATTATACCTCACGATTTATACTTTATTGTACAACATATAGATTTTACTGTCAACCTATTTTTTAACAGGAGCGGTTTTAGCTACTGCATTCTTTCGATTGTGTTCTTCTAGTTGAGCTTCCCATTGTCCTTGATTCTGTCTAGTAAAGGAAGGATTCATATTATTCATTTCTAAGATATCATCACGAATGTTTTGATTACGCTTTTCAATGTTAATAATTCTAACAAAACTATTTGTAACAGCGGCAGTATAATATGCAAATGGATTATTTGATTTTGACTCGTCAAATTGTAATCCTATTTGTGTTAACTGTAAAATTGCTTGGCCACGCATTTCGTCATTATAAGTATAACCTCTTACGTTACCACGTGTAGCATATCGTTCACACAATTTCATCCACATCAAAGCAAGTTTATTAGTTGCTTGTCCGCCTCTTAAACTAAAGTGTCCATTCTCCATTCCGCCTTCCCAATGACTTTTACCTACAAGCTCTAATTCATCATTGTCATTGAACCTGTAGTGTACAAATGGGGGAAAGTTTAATTTTACCTTGGTATCTGCTATCGTTTTAGGATTTTTCTTCCTACCTTTTTCTTCTGGAATGTGATCATACGTCATAACACGGAAAATTAAGTCTGTTTTAGCTATTTTTCGGTAGTCTATTTCTGTATCTGCCTGCTTTACCTTCTCTCCAGCCTTCTTCCTTCGCTCATATTCAGCGTAACCAATGCGTTTCGCCTGGTTTCTTTTTGCTTCTGCTATAGTTCTGATGTTAATTTTTGACACATCAGGTAAAATAATATCATATTGGGCATAACTGTCGTCTGTAAAACTACTGTATGTACTCTTTGACTTATGTATTTCAGAAAGCAGATCTCTGTTGTTTAAGTAATTTACTTTTCTCATGTAAGAATTCTCCATATTAAAGTTCTATTATAAACTACGTAGATAATAAAGTCAACTAAATAATGTAAAGGAGATCGCCAAATGTCATCATTTGATTTTGCAAAACTAGGAAACAGTATTAAAAACGGGGTGAGTGATTTTACAAGCAACCTGACAGGTGCAGTAGAAGATGCGGCCAATGCTGTGTCTGATTTTGTAAATGTAGATGGGTTTGCTAAAGATATTCGATCTAAAAATTTGCCAGACGGTTCTCTAGCGAAACTTGGTGGTACTGCAACTGAAACGGTTGGGTTTAAGAAGCCAGTTAACCGAGACTGGCGTGTTAGATTAAGTATTCCTAATGTGGCAAGTTTCAAAGCATCTCCGTTATTAAGTCCATTAAAACAAACCAATGGATTAGTTTTTCCGTTTACCCCTACAATTATTGTAGCACACTCAGCAAACTATCAAGCAATTACCCCTACACATACTAATTATCCGTATTTTGCTTACCAGAACTCACAAGTGGATCAACTTGTTATTACAGGTGACTTTTTTGTACAAAATGGCGTTGAAGCAGAGTATTGGGTAGCGGCTTTGCATTATCTACGTTCAGCAACTAAAATGTTTTATGGTGGAGAAGCTGAAACATTAGGTGCACCGCCACCAGTTGTTAAACTTAATGGATACGGAGATTTTATTTTTAATAATGTGCCAGTTGTAGTAACAAACTTTACAGTTGACTTACCACAAGATGTTGACTATATTGCAACAGGACTTGGTAAAGCGATGTCAACAGAAAAAAGTGTATCAGGAGCCGCTGGGCAAACGATAAAAGAAAAACGAGATAGCGTAAGTTGGGCACCAACACAAAGTTTAATAACAGTTACAGTACAACCGCTTTACAGTAGACGTGAAATTGAAAAATTTAGTTTACAGAATTATGTTAACGGTGAATATATTAAAAATGGCGGAGGATTTATTTAATGGCAGTTTACAGCCAATCAAGCCCGTGGCACAATACGCCTGAAAACGAAAGTGGCGAACATATGGATCTATTGAGGATTCGAACAGTACCGGCTTCGTCAGACGATGCGTTATATGAAGTTGAACCTCAATACAATCATCGTCCAGATTTATTAGCATATGACCTTTACGGTTCACCAAAACTGTGGTGGGTATTTGCACAACGCAATATGGATACTATTAAAGATCCTATTTATGATTTAAAAGTGGGAACTAAAATTTATCTTCCAAAGGCATCGGATATCAAGTCTAGACTGGGAGTTTAAATATGTCTCTCCTAGGTGAAATAAACAAACTTAAAAACGAAAAAATAAGACTTGAAAACTTAGTCAAAAACGAGCTTGGCGGAAATCCTCATAGCTTTATGTCTGAAGAAGATATTAAAGCGGCAAAACAATCTTTATCTAAAGTTAAGCAAGATTTAGCAAGAAGTCAGCGTGTTAATAAGATTCAAAGAAACACAATAGATAATGAACTAGAACAATTTACCTCAGTAAATCATATGTTTGGATTATACTGTTTATCCACAGACGAAATATTAGACCCTGACAATACATATATGGGTGCCCAAGGCGAACCAGAAGTAGTTATTATTAAAAGTGGCGGCGGAACTAGAGCTATGGGCGAACGTAAAGCTCAAACTATGTTAGAAAAAGCCGGAGGTAGAGTTGAATACTTTATGGATGATGTTACTATTGAATCTGTAATAGGATATAATAGTGAAACTCGTGCAATGCAAATGCACAAGGGTGGATTTTCAGTAACAGAACCTTACAGCATGGGACAGTTTCTTGAAACTTTACAAGTTGCGGCTGTTATGGCTGGACACTTAACTTATACGTTTGCAACATTTTTATTAACAATTGAATTTGTAGGATATACAGATGACAATCAAATGAAGCGTATTGCAAAACGACAAATACCAATTAAGATAACAGATTCAACAATGTCTGTTAGTTCTTCTGGTACAGTTTACGAAACAACATTTATTTCTGCAAATTCTAGTGCTAACAGTGATTCAGTACAAAAAATTCCATCAGACATTCAAATTGTTGGAGGCGATCTCCAAGAAGCATTACAAAGTGGAATACAAAGTTTAACTACTGTGCTTAATACTAATTTGTTAAAACGTGAAGAAGGTAATAAAAAGAAATTTGCTGATCAATTCATTATATTATTTCCACCTGGTGATGCTTTAGAAAGTAGAAAACTAGCTACTAAGAAAGAAGATGATGCTACAGTTAACGATATAACTGCTCAAGAAAAAGTTGAGTCATTAACAGGTAAATCTCAAAGTACACAAATAATTGACTACGAAGCATTTTTAGAAAAAATTGCAGGTGTTTCAGTAAAAAGGTCAGACCTTGGCGAAGCTATTGTATCACAAAGTTTAGCAACCGGAAATATAAATCCTATCGGAACATCAAAACTAGTTACTGATAAATTGCAAAATGGTAGTATTCAAAGTGCTGGAGCCGATAAAGTTTATGATGAACAAAAAGATGTTTATGAACAAAAAGCAAATTATATACCAGAAGGCAAACGTGCTTTTAAGTTTGAAAAGGGTACAAAGATTAACAGCATTATTGAGGAAATGGTTTTATCAAGTGAATATGGTAAAAGTTTATTAGATCAAAAATTAGTTGACGGCTTCCGTCCTTGGTTTAGTATATTGCCAATGGTGTTTCAAGTTCCGGTAAAGGATATAGAAGCAAGTAAAGGCCGTCCACCGTTTATCTATATTTTTAAAGTAATACCGTATGAAGTACATGCTAGTACTTGGATGGGTCCTGGAGATGTTGCACCGGCAACACCAATAGATCATATTGCAAAAGAATACAATTATTTGTACACAGGTAAAAACAAAAATGTATTAGAATTTGATCTAACATTTAATAACAGATATCTAACACCTGTTCCAAGAGATGGTAGTGCAGATACAGAAACTGCACAGAATGATGGAGCAAGTGCTACAGCTAATAGTGAAGACAAATCAAATATAATAGCACAAAAAGAAGGCGACCCTACACCGTCATTAGATCCTTTAAAATCAATTATTGAATCTGATATTGAAATTATTACATCAGGTATGAGAGCTGTACCATCAGATGCTAAAGAAGTAATTGCACGTACTTTCCATAAAGCATTGGTCTATAGTATGGTAGATTTAGTAAGAGTTGAATTGCAAATAATGGGAGATCCTTATTACATTAGTGATAGTGGTACAGGAAATTATATGTCAGCACAAGGATCAACTTGGTTTGCAGACGAAAACGGACATATTGATCATGTACGTAGTCAACAGTTTATTGAATTAAATTTTAAAACACCTTATGATTATAGTGCATCATCAAGTACAGTAGAATTTCCTGTAACTAACGATGAAGCCGGTGGGGTTAAAGTTAGACAATTTAGTGGATTATATAAAGTAACTTATGTTAAGTCTGAATTTAATCAAGGTAAGTTTATACAAACACTATCATTGTTAAGAATGAATACACAAACAGAATTAGATTACAAAAAACAAAAAGGACCTGAAGAAGATCAAGGACCAGCCGAAGAAGGCACTATAGCAAAAAATCATCAACCTGGTTATGGCTATGGCGGAGGACACCACGCATGATGAATCCATTACTAGATAAAGTTTCAAAAGATAAAACTCCAATAATGATGCCAGGGCCATACCTTGCTAAGGTAGTGAGCTTTATTGATTCTGAGTACATGGGTACTTTACAAGTACAGTTATTAAAAACTACCACAACAGGTAACCCAAACTTTGCTGGCGGATCAATGTACCAAGCAAAATACTTGTCACCGTTTACAGGACAAACTCCAAGAAACGGAGTAACAGCAAACGACGGTTATAGAGATAGTCAACAAGCATATGGTATGTGGATGATTCCACCTGACATTGGAACACAGGTTCTTATAATTTTTGCAGAAGGTAACCCAAATATGTGTTACTGGTTAGGCTGTGTTCAAGATAGGTATATGAATTTTTCTGTACCGGGAAATGCCGCAACGTCATTTACTAAAAAAGTTGATGCTGATGGGAATGATCTAATTGACGAAAAAATGAAACCTGCTAAATTGCCGGTTAGTGAATACAACAAAGTAACTGAAACAGGACTTGCACAAGATCCTACAAAGTTTGAAAAGCCACACCAAAAAGAATTTGTAAATGGCTTAGTTGACTCAGGATTAATATTTGACGAAACAAGAGGAATTACAACTTCAAGTGCAAGACGTGAAGTACCAAGTGCAGTCTTTGGATTTAATACTCCTGGACCTATTGATAAACGTCCTGGTGCTCCTAAATCAAGAATAGGTACTAACGAAGAATTTGTTGACGTTTATAAATCAAGACTTGGCGGAACTTCTCTTGTAGCAGATGACGGAGATGATAAATTTTTAAGAAAAACAACAGCAGACAAAGGTCCACCAGAGTATGCTGATGTAATGCAAAATGAAACAGATGGTAAAAGGGAATTACCACACAACGAATTATTCCGTGTGCGTACTAGAACAGGACACCAAATACTTTTACATAATACAGAAGATCTAATCTACATAGCTAATGCTAGAGGAACTGCTTGGCTTGAAATGACAAGTGATGGTAAAATTGACATTTATGCAGAAGATAGTATTAGTATGTATAGTGGTAATGATTTTAATTTTACAGCAAATCGTAATGTTACTATTGAAGCTGGTGCAAATTTATACTTAAAAGCAAGTGACAATCACAATGCTAGTTCAAAGAAAGGCGGTAAAATACAAATAGAATCTGCCGCTGATACAAATATTTTAATTGGTGCTAACGGTAAGATTACAACATCAACTAACTTTGATCTAAACACAGGTTCTGCAAACAAGTTTACAGCAGGTACAACTACTGATATACTCAGCGGAGGAAACCATACAGAAACAGCACCTAAGATTGATATGAACGGCCCAACAGCCGCAACAGCTGAACAAGTTAGTCCGTTGAACACACATATTAACCCAGGACCATCAGCATTAGGATGGTTAACTCAGCGTATGCCACAGCATGAACCGTGGCCATGGCATGAAAATTTAAATCCTCAAGCATTTAAACCAGTTGCTACTGATAGGGATAATAATTTTACAACTAAAAACGATGAACCAACACCTAGTATTCCTGATACATTTAAGAAAACTAGTAAAGCTAATGAATAACCAGTAAGGTAAATATTGATATGGCAAGCGAACTATACAAAAACATTAAAGTTAACAGCGATTTAGCACCACCTAATCCAACGACAACTAATCGTGCTTACAAAGGTCTTAGTACAGTTAATCCGGAAAATGTTAGTAAAACATTGTACGACATTGGGTTAATTAAACAAGACTTGCTTAATCACTTTCATATTAGACAAGGTGAAAAATTAATGAATCCTGAGTTTGGAACAATTATTTGGGACGCAATATTTGAGCCAATGACGCCGTCAATGGAAGAAGCAATAGCAGAAAATGTTAAAAGAATTGTAAATTCAGACCCAAGAGTTACTGCAAATTCAGTTATTATTGACACATACGAAAGTGGTATCATTATAGATTGTGATTTAACATATTTGCCGTATAATATCAGCGAAAAAATGCGTTTAACGTTTGATGAAAACTCGGGAATGAATTAACTACACACTTAACAGATTACACTAAATAGTATTATACTAAGGAAAGCAAACAAATGGCGGCAACAGATAGACAGAATAGATTATTAATAGCAGAAGATTGGGCTAAAGTATACCAATCTTTCCGTAATGCTGAATTTAAATCTTACGATTTTGACAACTTACGTAGAACAATGATTAACTATCTGCGTCAAAACTATCCAGAAGATTTTAACGATTACATTGAATCAAGTGAATACTTGGCACTAATTGACCTTATTGCTTTCCTAGGACAAAACGTTGCTTTCCGTGTTGATTTAAATGCTAGAGAAAACTTTTTAGAACTTGCATCACGTAGAGAAAGTGTTCTACGTTTAGCACGTTTGCTTTCTTACAATCCAAAGCGTAATAAACCAGCTAACGGATTGCTTAAAATGGAAAGTGCTTCAACGTCAGAAGATATATTAGATAGTAATGGTACAAATCTTGCTAACCAAGGAGTTATTTGGAACGATCCTAGTAATTCTAATTGGAGAGAGCAATTTGAAAGAGTACTTAATGCCGCATTGCCACTTAATTCGCAATACGGAAAACCAATTAAAAAAGATAAAGTAGAAGGTGTTCCAACAGACCAGTATAGATTTAACGGATCAAACACCGATGTTCCAGTTTACACTTTTAGTAAAAATGTTGACGGTAGAAGTTTACAGTTTCAACTTGTTAGTACTGATGTCGTTGATGGTGTTATATCAGAAGAAGCACCACTTCCAGGAAACAGTTTAGGATTTCTTTATAGAGATGATGGCAGAGGACCAGGTTCGTCAAACTCAGGATTTTTTGCACACTTCCGTCAAGGTACTCTTGACAGCGGAGTATTTAATGTTGATACACCAAGCACTAACCAAACAGTAAGCATTGATGCAACTAACGTTAACAATGACGATGTTTGGCTTTACAAACTAAACTCAGTTGGCGCTGAGGATCAGTTATGGACAAAGGTTGATGCAGTTGAAGGAAACAACATTGTTTATAATAGTACAAGAAAAAATCAAAGAAACATTTATGCTGTATTAACAAAAGCACAAGATTCAATTGATATGATCTTTAGTGATGGAACATTTGGTAATCTTCCTAAAGGACAATTTAAAGCATTTTTTAGAACTAGTGCAAATGATACATTTAATGTTGTTCCTAAAGACTTAACAAATATTTCTGTAACAGTTCCTTATACATCTAAAGCAGGAAACGCTGAAGTATTAAACTTAGTATTTTCTTTAAAGTATACAGTTGACAATGCAAGTTTAAGTGAATCAAACGCAAGTATTAAAGCAAATGCTCCTGCAACGTACTACACACAAAATAGAATGGTAACTGGTGAAGATTACCAAGTTGCACCATTAGGAGTTAGCCAAGAAATTATTAAAGTAAAAACTGTTAATAGAACAGCAAGTGGTATTAGTAGATATTACGATTTACTTGATGCAACAGGAAAGTATTCAAATACTAGTTTGTTTGGTACAGACGGTTTGCTATACAAAGAATTAACAGACAGTAAAGAGTCGTTTACTTTTAGTACTAGAACAGATGTTGAAGGTACTAT